CGAACAATGTATAATTTACTCCCTAAGACATATAACTCACAGCGATTCTCCCCTATTCAACGGGCCGTCCCTTCTCCCTCCAGTCCCTCTTGGAGACGGCCCATTTTTTCTAAGGGAGTGCTGTGATGCCTCGTAAGAAATCCACCAAAAAGACGCCGCCCAAGCATGGCAAGAAGCTGTCGGCCAAAGAGTGGGCGCAGATCGAGGAGCTATGGGCTTCTGGAGAGGTGACTCTACAAACGCTGTCCGAAGATTTCGGGATGAACGCCTCATATCTGTCGCAGGCGCTCTCCAAGCGTGGTATTGAAAAGGGTTCAAAGGCTGATCTCTACAAAGAGAAATACCAGGAAGAGATACAAGACGAGATGGTCAGCGATGCGGCGATGAATATACGTCGGATCAAAGAGAGTAAAGACGAGCATTACAAATATGCTCGCACTATCGGCAAACTGATTTTCACGAAAATCGCGCAAGCGGTTCAGCAGGGTAGACCAATCTCAGATGTCAAAGATGACATTTTGACCCTCAAGAACGCGATGGGTGCGCTCGAGGCAGCCAGGTCTTCGAGATGGGCGATCACGGGATTGGATCGAGAGCCAGATGCCGGTGATGAAATCCCTGTACTCCCGATTGAAGAATTTTCAGAAGCCGAAATTGAAGAGATCAAGCGGCGCCAGGACGAAGAGCTTGGCATGAGTGGCAAATCAGTCGAGCAACTGGAAAAGGAAATCGGCTGATGTCGAGAGCGAAGGCCCTAAAGCTGCACCCTGGTCAGGCGCAGGTCTGGCGAGACAGGTCTCGTTTCAAGGTGATTGTTGCTGGTCGTCGGTGGGGCAAGACCATGTTCGCCCTCACCACCATGATCAAGGAAGCATCCAAGCCAAAGAAACTGGTCTGGTATGTCGCGCCATCCTACAACATGGCCAAGGGCATCATGTGGCCGGAGTTGCTTGATGCCATTCCCAGGGAGTGGATTCGCAAGACCAATGAAACCAGCCTCTATATTCTGCTCAAGAATAGATCGCGGATCGTTCTAAAGGGTGCAGACAAATACGACTCTCTCCGAGGTGTCGGTCTGGATTACGTGGTCATGGATGAGTTTCAGGACATGGCCCCAGACACATGGAAAAAGGCCATTCGACCCACGCTGGCTACCACTGGCGGGCGAGCCACGTTCATCGGCACACCAAAATCATTCAACTATCTGTATCAGGTTTACCAGCTTGGTCAGAATCCCACGCTACAGACAGCAAATCGCTGGCATAGCTGGACATTCAAGTCGATTGACAGCCCCTTTGTTCCAGAGGTTGAAATCGAGGCAGCACGGCAGGACATGGATGAGCGGTCGTTCAGACAGGAGTTCGAGGCGAGCTTCGAGACGATGGGCGGGCGCGTCTACTACCCATTCGACAGGAAGATTCATGTCGAAGATTGCCCGTTTAACCCGGATTTACCGATATGGGTCGGCCAGGACTTCAACAGGGACCCCATGAGTGCCGTTCTGTTGCAGCCCCAGAAGAATGGAGAGGTTTGGGCGGTTGATGAAATCGTTTTACCCAACAGTTCGACCATCGAGGCGGTGGACGAGCTGGAGCGGCGGTTCTGGCGCTACAAGTCGATCACGTCGATATTCCCTGACCCCGCAGGCTCATATTCGCAGCATGCTCGAGGCGAAACCGACATCGACATTTTCCGCGAGAAAGGTTACTCACGGATATACTACAGACGTAAGCACCCTCCGGTGGCTGATCGTGTGAATTGCGTGAACCGTATGTTGAAGGCGGCGGACGGGTCGGTCAATCTGAAAATCAGCCACAAGTGCAGGCACCTGATTGAATCTTTGGAGCAAACAATCTACAAGGAAGGCAGTCGAGAAGTGGATAAAACAGGTGGAACTGAACACAGTGCAGACGCCTTGGGTTATCCCATAGAGTTCAAGTATCCCATGCGGAAAATTGTTGTTGGCGGCATCTCCTTGTAAAATTTTTTCAACGGTGAGATAATTTAGGCTTCTTATAGGAACCACTTCATGGCTAGAGACCTGTCGAACATCGCGACCAGGCGACATCCCGAATACGCGGATCGTCTGGATCACTGGAAGTTCCTCGAGGAATGCTACGAGGGCGGGCGTGATTGGTTTAGCAGCAACATCTTTCGGTATCTGAAGGAAGGTGACACCGAATACAACGATAGAGTCGAACGGGCCTATCGCTTCAACCATTCCAGGGAAGTGGTTGATCTGGTGAACAAGTACGTGTTCCGGGCAGATGTGAACCGGAACGAGGACAACGCACCACCAAGCATCCAGCAGTTTTGGGGAGCAGCCACGCCGGAGGGCTACGACATTGACTACCTCATGTCGCAAGTCTCCAAGCGCAGTTCAATCTCAGGTCGTATCTACGTTGTTATCGACAATAACATGCAGGATGCGCCGCTCTCCAAGAAAGAGCAGGCTGAGAATGGCGTTCGCACGTATGCGTACTGGGTTGGGCCGCAGGACGTGCTGGATATGTCCTTCGATGACGAAGGCAGGCTCAACTGGATTCTGATTCGCGAAAGATGGCGCGATGATGCGGACCCCTTCGCTGCGTCTGGCGACGTGGAGGAGCAGTTCAGGCTTTGGACGCGGGATGGCTGGTTCTTATTCCGCTACAAGAAGGAGCCTGAGACAAACAAGATCATCACTGATGACTCTGGCAAGGCTATGGTCTACGAGGAGACATCTGGAGAGCATAATCTGGGTATGGTTCCGGTTGTGATTGTTGACCACATGGACGACGATGACAAATATAGCGCACCGGCTCTGATCAACGACATCGCTTATCTGGACCGAGCGGTGGCGAACTATCTGTCGAACCTTGATGCCATCATCCAGGATCAGTCGTTCTCGCAGTTGGCTATGCCAGCGCAGGCCCTGATGCCGGGTGAAGAGGAGAAGCTCAAGGAGAAACTGACGGAGCTTGGCACGAAGAGGATTTTCCTCTACAACGGTGAAGCGGGCGCAGAACCCAAGTTTCTGTCGCCGGACCCGCGCCAGGCCCAACTGATTATTACGGCCATTCGCACGATCATCAACGAGATTTATCACACCGTTGGTATGGCGGGCGAACGGACCAAGATGGACAACTCAATGGGCATCGACAATAGCTCAGGGGTTGCAAAGGCTTACGATTTCGAGCGCGTCAACGCCCTCTTGATCAATAAGGCCAAGACTCTGCAAAAAGCAGAGGAAGAAATTATGGCAATCGTCGCGGCATGGAATGGCGAGACGATTGACGAAGACTCGCTGCTCAAATGGCCTGAGAGCTTTGATGTGCGCGGTCTTGCAGACGAATTCGAGGTTGCATCGCAGTTGTCGCTGATCTCAGCACCTGATACGATGCGCCGCGAGCAGATGAAGGCACTGATGGACAAGTTGTTCCCGACTATGGACAGAGCGTTGAAGGAAACGATGCTTGACGAGTTGGAAAATGACTGGCCCCCAGCGCCGGAAGACTTTGCCTTCGGGCAAGAACCCATGACTGAACCTTCGGAAGAGGACTCGAGTGACGGAGACGATTCCGAAGATCAGGAGTGACCAGAGTGGCCAAGTGACTGGCCGAAGTTTTGACCAAGAGAGAGGTCGTTTGAGATGTTAGAGAATAAGTTCCAGGCAAGAAAGTACCGTAACGAAGCTGACGCCGAAGGCGCGTCTGGCGGTGTTAGTGAGGACGACGCTGCTCAGGCAGCCGAAGCCGACGCCAAAGCCCAGGAAGAAGTAGCAGCCGAAGCGAAAGCCAAGGAAGCTGCGGAAGCCAAAGCTGGCGAGAGCGACGACGCAGCAGATGACGGTAAGCCCTCAGAGCGCGAGGCAGAACTCTTGAAAGAGACGATGCAGCGCAAGAAGCAACTGAAGGAAAAAGACGAGGCCCTAGCCGAACTTCAAAAGAAGCTCAAGGCTTGGGAAGGTCTGAATCCCGACGAAGTAAAGTCTCTGGTACAGGCTCAGAAAGAAGCGGAAACGCGGAAGCTGGAAGAAAAGGGTCAGTTCGAGAAGGTCAAGGAGCAGATGAACGAGGCACACGCTGCCGAACTTCAGAAACTCCAGGAGCAGATCGAATCACTCAACAAGGAACTCTCTGGTAGAGATTCCCAGATTGAGGACCTGAGCATTGGTAACACGTTCTCAGCATCAAAGTTCATCGCAGACGAATTGACCCTGCCGGTCTCAAAGGCTCGCACCCTGTATGGGGCGCATTTCGAGCGCGGAGAGGATGGCAGAATCGTCGGGTACGATAAGCCGAGGGGTAGCGAAGCTCGCGCACCATACGTTGATGCGTCTGGTGAGCCGCTTGCATTCGATGCTGCCCTGAAGAAAATTGTCGATTCCGACCCTGACAAGGACTCGCTGTATCGCTCGAAGGCCAAGCCTGGCGCCGGTTCTGGAACCGATGCAAAGGCAAGTTCGGGTAGCGAAATCAGCACAGGTCTGAATCCGGGAAGGGATCGCATCAAGGCAGCTATCGACTCTGGCGGCTTGCAGCCTGCGAAGGGGTTGGACCTGCCGACGTAACGGCTGTATAATAGTCTGGTCGTGACTTATCGCAGGTCATTGGTTTTTTGAATCTTCTTATCAGGAGTAAATAATGGCTCTTCTCAAAGTTGAGGCGGAGAAACTCTCGAACAATGACCTTCAGCGAGGTGTCATTGAAGAGATCGTCACGCTAGACGATACCTTCGCCCTGCTGCCTTTCGCACGGACGAACGGCAAGGCATACGTATACAATCGGGAAAACACGATTTCCGAAGGTACGTTCCTTGATCCGAACGCAACCGTAACCGAAGGCGCAGCTACCTTCACCGAAGTCACCACGAATCTTCGTATTCTGGCTGGCGACGTTGATGTGGACAAGTTCCTTAACGAAACGATGTCTGACACCAACGACCAGCTTGCTACGCAGATTGCACTCAAGGCGAAAGCCCTGGGTCGCAAGTGGCAGGCTACGTTCATCAATGGCGACAACGGCACCACAGCCCAGGAATTCGATGGTCTGGTTTCTCTCGTAGAAGCCGGTCAGACGATTGCCTCGACTGGTGCAAACGGTGACGCTCTCACTCTCACCAAGCTCGACGAGCTTGCCGACAAGATTCCGTATGGCCCTGACGCTTTCATCATGAACAGCGCCATGATTCGCCAGTATCGGAACCTGCTCCGCACGGTTGGCGGTGGCACGGACGCGAACATGCTTCAGTTGAAGAACTTCGACCGTCCGATCCTCACGCACAACGGTATCCCCATTCTGAAGAACGACTTCATCCTCTCGGACGAGGCGAAGGGCACGATGTCAACTGGCTCGTCTATCTACGCCGTTCGCATGAACGAGGACGATGGCGTACACGGTATCTTCGGTGGTGATTCCGCTGGTATCCGCATCGAGAATATCGGTACGGTCCAGAACAAGGACGCCTGGCGCATCCGTGTTAAGTGGTATTCGGCAATCGTCATGAAGTCCACGCTGTCTCTGGCGCGGGCAAGTGAACTGACGACTGCGTAAGCAGACGGCAGTAGCCAAGTAATACGATAGGGGGGTGGTGGTTTTCCACCCCCCTTTTCGTAACGTAGAGGGAAAGCCTATGTCATCGTTTG